TGCTGGCGCTGTTTAAAGTGAATAGGAAGCTCGTTGGGGTAGGCTGAAATTACCTTGCCGTTCAATGGCAATCGCTTTTGCCACGCGTACATCAGCATCGCCCGCCTGTTACGCGCCCTATCTAGGAAGATACCCCAAATCGTAAATGCATTAAAGTCATTTTCTTCTTTCTCTTTGTAAGCGGTATCAAGGCTACCTACAATCAATTCAAAGTCTGGAAATTCGCGTCGTCCTGCATACCATTCTAAGCCATATTTCTGAGCCTCAATATGATCCCAAGGCTGCCACCAAGCTCTTTGTATAATACCGCCGCCTTTAGGATGGGGCTCTTGCTGTAGACGGCCGGATGCAAGATAAGGGCCAAGTGCTTTCTCAAGTCCTCTAATCTCAAACTCACCAAAGCGTTCTGGCCACATAAGATCTTCACTATCTTTGGGGCGCGGGTCTTCCCACGGCTCTTCATCATCATATTGCGGCAGCTTAATAGTCACACAATGTCTTGCAGGATCATGACGCATGGGAATCATAACATGCACTAATTCGTCTTCACTATCTAGCCAAGAGCCTGAGACATCTTCTTGATGAACTCTTTGCTGCACATTGATGAGCGCAAAGTATCCTTCTTGCGGGTTGTTGCGTCTTGTTGACCTAAATTCGTCCCAAAAGGTTGACGCCCTTAGACGGTCTGCGCCTGTCTCAATCACGCTTTTATCATTGGTCTTTTCAGTGTTATTTAAGTCATCTCCAATGCCGATATCATAACCTAGTCCAAGCAGGGACCCACCAATAGACGTACTCTGTCTAGTTCCGCCTTTATCATTGTCCATGTGACCTTTAGTATTCTGGTCTTGCATGAACTTTAGAGGCCATCGCTTTTGATACCAATCGCTTTGTATTAAACGGCGGAACTTATTAGAGCTGTCTAATGTCAGCTTATCGGAATAAGACGCACAAAGGAATTTGACTTGGGGACCAGATAGCGGACCAATGGCATGACTCCTTGTCCATACCCAAGCTGGAAACATAATAGATACAACCGTCGTTTTTGCGCAGCGCGGCGGAATGTTAATTAGTAATCTTGGAATATGACCTAGTACTAAAGCTTCAAGATGATCGCACATCGCATCAACAGCGAAGCAGGATTGGAAAGGCGAATTATCGATATAAGGCCAAGCAGCTTCTACAAAGTCTCGCAAGCTTTCTTGGCAACGCTCTTTCTCCTCTAAGAGAGAATAGCGGTCAATCTTTAGCTTTAAGTTGGCGAGACGTTCTTTACTAAATACAACGGGGGAAGCAGCGGGCATTATTTGTTATACTTATTATGCCTCTGTCGACGCTCCAACCGCCATCCTAATCGATGATTTTCATAATCTAGCGTCAATGGATAGCTGAGACGTAAATCCTCTAACGCCTCTTCAATCTCTTGCTTTGAGAACTTGAACTTAGTACTGAATGAATTGACTTGATTTTTGATCTGAGTTACAGAATAGCGTTGGTCCTTGCTCTCTCGCCTTAGGCGGAGCATGGTGCCATATAAGATAGCGCGGATGCTCATTCCAATTCCAACAATGTCTTAAATGCTATTTCTGCAGACAATAGATTGCTGATGCCTTGTTGCGCAGCATCAAATGCCCTTTGTCGCCCCATCGACGCAACATTACTACAATAGACTTCTACAAGCTTAGTGCATTGTGCATCTAATGCAGATTCAAGCATTTGTTGTTTACGCGAGATAATCATAATACTAAATCGTCGTCTAAACTTGTATAATTACGCTCTAACAACCAACGCTTAGATTCAAGTCTTGCTTCTTTAGGCAGGGACTTTGCTGCTGTGCGCGCTTTGTGAATGGCTATCTGACAAATATGATCAGGCATCTTAGGCTGGCTTGGGTTATGTTTGGCATGGAAAGCATGGCATCTTTCAACATCATTAGCCAATAGCATTTCATCGCGCTCTTTTACGAACGCCTTGATTTCAGCTAATGCGGTCTTAGTTAACATTTAATAGTACTGTATCTTCGCCTTGCTTAGGTTGCCATAAGTAGCTTGAACCATCGGGCTTAGTGCAACTATAAGTTTGTGGTGCGGGTTCACAATAACTCATACAGATTTGCTTACTGCCATCCATCGTCATGCTGCATTTCTTTTGTTCTTTGCAGGGAACAGCCAATAAAGTTGTTATAAGAATAAGCGTGCAGGTATCACTCATTTGTTTTCACCAATTGTAAGATAGTTGCTTCTTTTTTCTCGGTCTGGTGAACAATTCGCGGGCTGCATACAACTGCAACCTGAGTAATAGTTTCCCTTTTATAGGAAGAGGTGTCATCCTGCGTAGCTAGCCAATTTAAGAATTGGGTTTCCCATTCAGGCGATGTCACGTACTGTCTTGTGCCTTTAGTATAAGTAATAAATGCAGTATTTTGCATCTACTTATTCCTCCAACGCAATCCTGATTTACAGTTTGCATCTAACGTTGCTACTTGATTACTGCTGCCATGCATCATGCCGTCGTCTTCAATGCATAATTCAGGTAAGGATTTTGGAAAAGGCTCTGTATACAATTTGGGCTTGAGGATTTTCAAGTCAGCTGCGGACAGCGCCACGCTCATAATCACATAACCCAATACAAAGCAAAAAGCTATCTTAAGTATACTATTCACGTCTTCCCCCTTTTAAGTCATTGAGCCTGGAATGAAGCATCTGATAGTCCAAGTGTTCACATTATCATACCAGCTACGCGAACCCCATACAACTGTTTGTCCGTACAAATTGGGTTCTCTGACAACTGCTTCATCTGGAACATCGACCCATTGCCCGCCAATACGTACGCGGTAATGCACTATTCCATCATTGCCTTTAATAGTATCCCAGTCTGCATCTTGGACGAGTGCGCCGTCTGCATCACTACAACACGGACCTTTATTAGAGTGCAGTTCTTCAAACCATTGATTAAGGTCGGGCCGTTTAGCATCATGCGCATCCGCCATATTTACATACCAAAATAGTATAGTTGCTGCTAATACCAATACCCCTAATGTAAAAATACTCATGAACAAAGTCTCAAACTTATCATTCAAGCTTTGACGCCAATTTTGAATAATAAAAACAAAACTGACATAGGTCAGCAATATGACAATGAGCAGGGTACTCTTGATGCAAAAATTTTCCATTTATGCTTTGGGTGCAGTAAGGTTGAAAGCTTGGTAGGCTTTAGTACAGCGTAGAGTCATAGCTGTTAAATTTGTTGGCAATTCAATTGCTATTTCACGTCCCAATAACAAACGCAGCATATCCCAAAACGATAGTTCAACGATATTATTGCATCTATTCGACTTGAGTATACTAAAGGTGATCATTTTATCCTCAGCTTCTCTTCAAGGATATATATCCTGTCCACAAGCTCGCAGTTCTTTAGTACAACTCGAGTATTGTCATCACGTAAAGCGTTAATTTCATCTTTTAGACCAGGCTGCACTTCGCCACGCCACAGCATGCCAATTAGCTCAAACAACCCAACAGCCTTCTCTTTATTGATCATAGCTTGTCTAAATCCTGCTACGACAAACGCTGTGCAATAAGCAATAATACAAGCTTCAGAAATACTAGATATCACATCAAACATTAAGATGTCTTCTCTCTACAATGTACTCTAAAATCAATAGCTTGATATCCAAATGCAGCTATATACGATTTAGCCATCTGTTCACATTCGTGTTTTGACGATACTTGTAGGGACGTATGATAGCCTTTGGGAATAGGACATGCCGATATATGTGCTGCACACATCACACTAACTATGAAGTTCATTGCTTTCTATTCCTATACAATGGATATTACGCAGTTATCATCTATTACATACGCGCTTTGCATAGTTTGTTCTTGTTAGCGTTCTTTATCATTTTAGTACTCGCAATTTGCGTATGTATAAGTTCGCAAAGTTTTTTATTTTTCTTTGCTTTTATGCTTGCAATTGTATTTCATTACGTCTATACAATTCTCTTGTCAGCAACAAAAGGGGATTTGCTCATGAATTACATCAAGACTATAGTTGCTACATCTGGTCACGCCATTGCAATCTTCAAAGTTGATAGTGAAAATCATCCGGGCGGGTCAGAATACACACACTATTATATTGCCAAAAACTTTGATAAAGAAGGTGTAACTTTCTTCTATTTGGCTAAGGGCTATAAAGATGCAAAAGACCAGATTCATGTCTGGTACCGCAATAAAAAGATGTGGTCTGGTTTTGGTACCAACTTTCAAACCGCAATTGCTGGCGCGCAGAGCGACGGCTGGTTAGCTGCGGAGTAGTTAATTCTCTTGTCAGCAACAAAAGGGGTTTACAAATGCACCTTCCATCAATAACATTGAGCGATCCTTTCCCCACATTCAAAGACAGCAATAATATCTGGAAAATTAAGTTCCACGACGGCAAGCATACTCCTTACAACAAACGACCGGGGGAAGTCAAAAGCATCGCTGAATTAACGGTACAGCGCTGTGAAATTGGAGATCCTCCTTGGGTTGAGTTCATTATGGAAGAAATCACAACCTCTGATAATGGCAGAGTAGCAGGTCGTACCATCACAACTGTCATGACTCTTGATATGGCAAAGCGCATAGCTCAATTTATCAATGAGGGCAAATAAGGATGCACATAATCCACT